TAAAAAACGGCGAAATTCGTGGTATCAAGTTTTTATTGGTTTCTGGTCAAACACAAAAAACCATATCACAATTATATGGTGTATCGCAAAGCGCGATAAGCAGGATAAAAAATGATAAACGTTGGAAGCATATTCATTAAAAGTATTTTGTTTCTTATAATCCCTACAGACTGACCAGTCACGCGCCACTTTTTCTCACCAAAAATCCTGAAACCCCTCAAGTAGTGGCGATTTTAGGTTGTGTTCAGCCGGTATAGTGGAGGGGTGCAGGACACATTTCTTTTTCGGAGGAACCCCATGCTTTTGCGCACCTGGGATGATTTCTGTCTACACGCAGCTCATCTCTTTGGCAAAGACGAAGCCAGAAAACTACCTCTTTTCATGGAGCATCACTGTTTAACCAAACACCAAGTTCTATGCTTTATAAATTGGGCTGCTGGTATGACACATCGGGAAATTGCCGATGAATTAAGCGTAACACAGCAAGCCGTATCCAAATGTATCGCACACGTTCACCTGAAATGGCCTCACATAATGTCCCACATCGGGCCAGAAAAGATGCTCAGATACGATCCTAAGGAGCATGACCATCAAGTAATCACTGAGACAAATGACGAAGGCCGGGAGATGCGTCATGGTACAAGATTCTAACGGGGCTGGCAAAGGAGATCAACGCAGACCCAGTCAGATTGGCCGCGAAGAAGAGGATTTGCGTTGGGCTTTGGCGTCCGGCCATATAACATTCTGTCAGTTTGAAAAGCGGTATAACCAGCTCTTAAAAGAAGGCAAAATCATACGCAGTGGACGAACGTTGAAAGGACCATAATGAGAAAATTTAGTACCGGTGCAACGAGGGATGATGATGCTGATAAATTGGACTTTGAAGGTTTCATTAGTCCGGTCGTCCTGAAACGATATGCCGAATATCTCCATAAACATCGTGAGCAAGCCGATGGAAAAATGCGAGATTCAGATAATTGGCAGAAAGGCATTCCTGCTACTACGTATATGAAATCCAAATGTCGTCATTTTATGGATACGTGGCTCATTCATCGGGGGTATCCTGAGGTGGCTATTAATGACGACATTGAAGAATCGTTATGTGCTGAATTGTTTAACACAATGGGATATTTGTTTGAGATTCTAAAAGATGGGAGTGTTGAATGAAAATATTCTGTGATATGGACGGGGTTCTGGTCAATTTTCTGGGCGGCTTGCACAAAGCACTTGGTCTGCCCTACGACTATGACCATTATCCTTACACTCTTGGTAAATGGAACATGCTTACTGATATGGGTGGATTCAAGAACTTTAAGCTGCCGTTCAGCATCATCAACGGCGTTTGTACCGCTGATTTTTGGGCCAACCTCGAATGGATGCACGACGGGCACGATATTTGGCGGGCTATTTTGGAGCGGTTTGATCCAAAAGACATCTATCTCTTAACTACACCGATGCCCAATACAGGATCAGCATCCGGCAAAATGATGTGGGTGGAAAAACACCTGCCAGATTTTGTAGATCGCACCATCATTACCAGGGCACCAAAACACTTACTTGCTGACGGAGGCCGATTGTTGATAGACGACAGAGATAAGAACGTTACCGATTGGTATGCAATAGGCTGCGGATATCCTATTCCTGTTCCGAGGCCGTGGAATAGGGCGTTTGATAGGCGCGACACAACACTGGAAGCTGTTACTGATTGGTTGGATTTTGCCGTTGGTGCAGCATGAGTCGTGTTCTTGCAATCGGTGATCAACACGAACCAGTATGCCACCCTGGCTATCTCTCCTTTTGCAAAGACCTCTACGCAAAATTCGATTGCGATGCGGTAGTTATGTTGGGTGACATCGCCGATTTTACGGCCATCAGTTTTCACAAGGCTCATCCCGAATGTCCCGGTCCAAAGGACGAAGCTGAATTAACTAAGCTTGCTATTGCCAAATGGCATAGGGCGTTCCCAAAGGCGACAGTGACAATCGGTAATCACGATGAACGTGTTATTCGGATAGCTGAGGACAACGCCATCCCAAAGATGTTTCTACGTAACCATGCTGAGGTATGGAACACGCCGGACTGGATTTGGAAATATGACGAAACTATTGATGAAGTCTACTATTTCCACGGCACAGGCAATGGAGGAAAATATCCGGCAGCTAATGTCCGTGATAAGGTGCTCATGTCAACGGTCATGGGGCATAATCACGCCAGGGCAGGGGTCAACTGGAAAGCCAATCCGTTCAAACGCATCTTTGGCATGGACGCAGGCTGTGGGATAGACGTTAGAGCATATCAATTTGCCTACGGCAAGCATATCAAAGAGCGCCCAATTTTGGCAGCCGGTGTAGTGATTGATGGTATGCCACAACATTTTGTCATGCCATGTGGGCGTAGAGAAAAATACCATCGGTCTAAGTTCAAGAAGCGTAAGAGGAGAAAATGATGGATAAGATGAGAGTTAAGACGCGCAAGCAAGGTAAAGGATGGATTGTAGAAGTGGTGTGGTCCAATTCTTATGAACAGGCCGGGGACGTGCTTTCAGTAAATGAATTTGAAGGCTTTACGAGTGCCGACATGTGTATAGAAAATGAATATACATTCAAATCACGCCAAGAAGCAAGGGACAAACTTAAATCTTTCATGGATGAATTTCAAGACGAACTTATTGTCATAGGGGGGCTTCATTGAGCAGACCACCTAAAACCCGCAAACCAGAATTTCCTGATCCAGATGTTCATGCAACTAAGAAAGACTTGTACAAAGAGATACGTGAAACGGTGATCAATCTTCGCGGTTTCACTCCAAAAGGCGGAGATCGCAACACAATGATCTCCTATGCCAACGTCATTCAACCCGGCAGCTTCATTGACGAAGGTCGGTTGCCGTACATCGGACGGAATGACAAAGCCAAGTCCAAAAGAAAGATCGAATGTGTGTTCGCTCTACTGAACAATTTGATTGCGGCATATTGGCAGTTCAAGCTGAGCGGAAGCGGTGAATCGAAGGTGAGAGAGCTGTTGGATGAAGCGCGGGCGATCCTTAAGAACGGACTCAAGAAGTACAAGGTGGCCGGGGATGAAGCCAATGGGTACACCTTGTCGTGTTAGACAACCGTGTAATTTGCGGTGATGTTCTGGAGGAACTTCATCGTTTACCACCTCGTTCTGTTGATCTTATTTTTGGCAGTCCGCCTTATGAAGACGCCCGCACATATGGCATAGACTTCAACTTAAAGGGACAAGATTGGGTTGACTGGATGGTCGAAGTCTACAAAGCGAGTCTGCGTGTTTGCAGGGGGTTGGTGGCATTCGTGGTCCAAGGCCGAACACGAAAGTATCAGTGGTCTTGTACACCCGCCTTGCTCATGGCCGATTTACACCGGGCCGGTGTCTGTGTCCGCGAAGGACCATATTATCACCGATCCGGTATTCCTGGCAGTGGTGGCCCTGATTGGCTGCGGCACGATCTTGAGTACATTGTATCTGCCACCAATGGTGGACGACTGCCGTGGTCAGACAACACAGCTATGGGCGATGAGCCTAAGTTTGGTCCAGGTGGCGATCCTACTCATCGAAAGAAAGACGGCAAGCGTGTCCGTGTGTCCGGAAAGCTGAGTGGTGCAAAGGACGACATGCCTCACGCATCACACGGTGGAAGATCAGGGACACTAAACGCAGACGGAACCATTACACGCAAAAACGGTTCTATCTACAAGCCCCCTAAAGTGGCAAACCCCGGCAACGTCATCCGGTGTAGTGGCGGTCACTTAGGTTCTAAGATCGCCCATGAGAATGAGGCTCCGTTTCCTGAAGCCCTGGCCGAATTTATGATCCGCTCCTTTTGCCCACCCGATGGGGTAGTACTTGACCCCTTCGCTGGTTCGGGTACTACGGCGGCGGCAGCAAAGAAACTTGGGCGGAACTATGTGGCAATAGATGTTCGAGAGTCGCAGATCGAGTTAATACGTCGTCGATTGGAGGAACTTGACAATGACAGTTGAAGAACTAATTGAAAAGTTGAGTGAGTGCCCACCTGATTATGAGGTAGAGGATTCACTTGGACCGATCACAAGAGTAGACACATACGATGATGAATCGGTAGTGGAGGTTAACTAATGACTGAATCACAAGTTTTTAACATGGTGCGTAGCGAGCTTCACTCAGCAGAGCGTTGTTACCCTGCCATGACATCACCACATGAAGGATATGCCATATTGTTAGAGGAGGTGGACGAGTTGTGGAATGAAGTTAAACAACCGCTGTGTAACAGAAACACTTTAAGGCAGAAAGAAGAGGCGATCCAGGTTGCTGCTATGGCTATCCGCTTTATCCTTGATGTGTGTAATGAAGAGGACGGATAATGCAGGACTGGCAGCAAGTCCTCCACTCTGCCGGTTTTCCAACTAAGGCCCTTGTACTTGACTTCGAAACATTCTGGGATAAGGACTACACCTTATCCAAAATGTCCACCATTGAGTATGTAACCGATAAGCGGTTCGCGTTTACGGGATTGGCCTGCCACAGTTTACAAACTGATGGTACGTGGTTCGAGGAACCGATGGACGGCGATAACAAACGCTTACTCCGTCCAGTAGGTCGCACCTTGAGGAAGCTATATGGAGATGACCTGGAAAATGTCACAGTAGTCTGCCAAAATGCCAACTTCGATTGTCTTATCCTATGTCATCACTTTGGCATTACTCCCAAGTACATCGTAGACACAATAGATTTGGACAAGATGTGGGACGCAAGAGCAAGACATCATCTTGCTGATATGGCAAAGCGATGGAAGGCCCCCGCTCAAAAAGGAGATACGGTTCAATCTAAGGGGCTGCATTGGGATGACATGACCCGCACACAAAGATTGTTATGGGCCGAGTATGCCAAGAACGATGCGGACATTGAAGCATGGCTATTCAAGAAGATGTTGCCTATCGTTGTTTCCCGCCCTGAAATTGAGTTACCAATTGCTAATCTCACTCATCAGATGTTTCTGAAACCAACTTTTCGCATCGACATGGAGTTGGGCCAACAGATTCTTGATGGTATGGAAGCGGAACGGAATAACGCTGTGAAACGGCTCAATGTCCGAGGTCTTAGAGTGACGGCTGAGAAGATTAGTGGCGATAAGAGTTTTGTCGCGCTGCTCAAAGAGAACCTCCCAGAAGGTCAGTCCGTTCCTATGAAGCAGGGCAAAAATAAAATGATCCCGGCTCTTGCTAAAGATGATGAGGGAATGCATTGGCTGTTACACCACGAAAACAAAACTGTCCGTCTCCTGGCTAAAGCTCGTCAGGCAATTCAATCTTGGCCGTTGCACATCAAGAAGGTCCGAAACATCATGCAGCAAGCCAAGTGCCAAGATGGGCGTATCGGCACGCCTCTTGGTTATCATGGAGCCCATACGGGGCGATGGTCTGGATGCGAATGCGTTACCGAAGACCATGAAGTGTTATCTGAAAATGGGTGGGTATCGATACAAAATTGGAATGAGACAGATAGAATAGCACAATGGAATGACGGGCGAATAACATTTGTTCGTGCTATTAAAAATACGCACGCTTATTCCGGGACATTACTACATCTATGTGGAGCATCGCTGTCACTTAAATGTACTCCTGAACACAGGATTCTAAGGTGGTCATCCAAGGGCAATTGGGGTGAGTGTTTGGCTGTTGATCGCCCCAGTGGATATGTACCATGTAACGGCAGATTACAAAGAGACAAGCCCACATTTACTGAGGATCAAACGAGACTTATAGTGGCGACACAAGCTGATGGATGGTTCCAGCATACGTCTGCCGGGACGCCATATTTACAGTTTCGTTTTAAGAAAGACAGAAAGATCAAACGATTTGAGTCGCTCCTAAAAAGACTCAAAATTGAATATACAACTCAATGTTATTATGAGCGCGGCACAAACTTCAATCTTGGAACAAAAATTCCAATATGGCTGTCGCCAAAAATTAAAAAGCAGTTCCCGGACGGCCTTAACCTTATTGCCTTTTTTGACGAGCTGCCATATTGGGATGGAAGTCACACAAAAAATAACAGATTCGTTTGGACAACGGCATCAAAAAAGTTAGCTGATCAAGTTCAGATTTTAGCAATAACATCCGGCTTAGGTTTGTGTGTAAAACTAACAGAGTACATTGTTGGCGATAGAAATAAACACTATAGGCTAAATTTTTCAGAACGAGATAAGTTAAGCATGAGCCGTTGTGACAATTGGAGCAGAGAGACGTTTTCTGGAAACGTATATTGTCCTACGGTTCCGAGTGGGGCATGGATAGTTCGCCACAATGGTTGCGTGTCTGTTACAGGCAACTCAATCAATTTGCAAAACCTGGGGGGTGCTGGTCGTGGAGGACAAGGCACGCACAAACTCATCCAACAGGTACGGAACATGTTCCTACCTCCTAAAGGGTACGTGCTGGGCATCCAGGACTATAGCAAAGTAGAAGCAGTCGGAGTAGCATGGCAGGCCGGGCAATCAGATTTGTTACGAGGCTTTGCGACCGGTGTCGATGTGTACTCCGATCTTGCTTCTCAGCTTTTTGGCAAGAAGGTTCACAAACCAACTGGTGAAGAATCGGATGAAGAAGCTAAAGAGCTTGTTATCATGCGAGGTTTTGGTAAAGACGCCATTCTTGGCGCAGGCTATGGCATGGGCGCAGCCAAGTTTTATGGCCGCTGCTACACTAATCCCGAACTACGCCCCAAATTTGATGACGGCACGTTCGATGTATTGTTCGTTGAAAAGGTAATCAAAACTTACAGGACAAAGTATTCTCGGATTCCGGCTTATTGGAAAAAGCTGGAAAACGCTTGGCGGTTTGCTACGAAATATCCAGGCGAACATCGGATGCTGAAAGAGTGTGGTCTTGAATTTTGGAATCAGAGTGGGGCAACTTTTATTCGATTGCCATCTGGTCGTATTCTCCGATACCCACACGCTCAAGTAGATAGATCAAACGGAAATCTCCGCTATCACTGGGGACATTTGTGGGGTGGGGCATTGACGGAAAATGTGGTCCAAGCTTTTTGCCGTGACTTCATTGCTGAATCGTTACTTCGTTTACAGGAGCATGGTTTCTGGTGCGTGCTCACCGTTCACGATGAAATCGTGACATTCTTGCAAGAGCACAATGCTGAGGATCGGCTGAAAGAAATGGGCGAGTTGATGACGATTGTACCGCCGTGGGCCAAAGGGTTCCCGCTGGAAGCTGAGGGGAAATTAGCTGAAAGGTATTGTAAATGATGACAGCTCAAGAAACGAACGATGGCAAAAAAGTCCTTCTGTATTGTCCATATTGTGGGCAACAAGAACTTCACATATATGGTGACACGCGCAGTTGGAGTGATCCATACGAGCCGCTATTGTTCACATGTCGCGCATGTGAAAGTTTTGTGAGCATAAATCATGGTAGTGCCGTTGTTGAAGATTTTTTGTGTAGTGAAGAGAAAGGAAAACGAGCTGAATAGTTTAAGATTGTCCGCAACCGCCCTCCAAGATTGGGAGGAATGCAAGACTCGTTTTTTGTACCGCTACATCTATGGCCTTCGTCCTGATGAGGAAAAGGATAGTCAACGCATCGGTACCGCATGGCACGGTTGCCATGAAATTATTCGCATGGTGCCACAGAGTAAGTGTCCTAAATGTTGTAAGCGCGGCGAGCTTCGAGACGACTGTTATCTGTGTGATGGAACAGGAATTCTTCCTGCCGATCTCATGGATGCTGTGACTCGTTACATCAACCACATCTATGCCGAAGTACCAGATAGTAAGACAGCCGATGAATGGGAAACGGAGCGTATTCGAGTGCTCTATTCTTTCATTGGCTATCGTTGGTACTATGGGGACGGCGAATTCGACAACGCCGCGTCTGAAGTATGGTTTGATAATCAGATCGTAAACCCTAGGTCTAAACGTGAAATGACGTCGGCCCACATCGTCGGCAAGGTAGATCATATTCTTCAACATAGAGAAACCGGCTTATACTACATCGGCGAACGGAAGTCAACGAGTAAGAGCCTGGACGACGCTTCTTATTGGGGCCGATTGGAATTGGATGTTCAGGTGACGACGTATCTCTATGAGCTTCGCATTGCTCAGCTTCTTGGTAAACTGCAATGTTACGGTATTAAGCCTGACGACCCCTTGATTCACGGCATCTGGTATGATGTTTGGCATAAACCGGACATTAAGCCCAAAGCTCTGAGCCAGAAGGACACAGCAGCATTTATTGAGACCGGTGAATATTGTGGTGAAAGATTTGAAGTAATCCGAAATCCGGACAATGAAGAAGTTGGTGAGAAGCGCATAATGGTAATTGTGAACGGTGTAGATTCACTTGTCATTCCCGGCAAACGCGGCTTCGCCATTCATGAAACCCCGGAGATGTATGGTGCTCGTCTTATGGCGGACATCGCAGAACGGCCTGAACACTACTTTGCTCAGAGAGAGATACCCCGAAGTGATGAACAGCTTGAAGAGTTTGAGACCGATCTGTATCGGATTGCTCAGGCTGCAAAATCATTTCGGCGAAATGACCTGTGGACAAAGAATTGTCGATCATGTGAGTCGCCTTTTTGGTGCGACTTTCGCAATATTTGTTACAATCACATTGGTGTTGGGCCGAATGACGTGCCTGACGGATTCAAGAAAGGACGATGACAAATGCGTGTAGGATTCGTATCTCCTAAACCCAAACCGTCAAGAGGATTAACAAAGGATGATATTCAAAACATGGATGTAGGGACCATAATTAAGTTTGTTTTTGATCTAAAAGGAGTAGTAATAGCTGACATGGACGGCCCGTTAAACCGGCGGATTCTTTTGTTAAATGGCGATTGTGAATTTGAGATGGCTGCTGTGGACGGCGCGTTTAGCGAGGATAGCTTGCGACAAGCAAAAGTCATCGGCAGGGTCAAAAATATGACTATTGAAATGGAGGACATTGATTGAGTAAAGCCCCAAGACCTAAACCCCCGGCTAAGCGAGCCGCTCCGCCTGTGCGAGACAAAGTAGTAACCAATAAGACATTCACTGTAGAATCCTGGACCGGTGCCGATGAAGGCGAAAAGATCATTCTCTATGGTCGCTCCGGCATTGGCAAGACTACGCTGGCTTCGATGGCCCCAAACCCAGTAATCATCGGTTTGGATGATGGCGGTCGCAAGATTCGAAATCCTAAAACCGGCAAACCGCTCAAGCGCGTGCCGGAGGTTGAAACATTCGAAGATGTGCGGGCCGTTCTTCAGTCTAACGTGTTGAATGACTTTGAGACTATCATCATAGACACGATAACAGAGTTACAATCTCTTGCTTTGCAGGGAACCTTCAATCGTGTCAGTGGACCAAAGGGTTCAACCGCTCAGAACATTGAGGATTACGGCTACGGCAAGGGCTACCGGCATTGGTATGACACGACTCGCCTGATACTGTCAGATTGTGACAGGCATGTCCGGGCTGGTCGTAACATTCTCATGCTGGCTCAGCGGGCTACTCGCAAGAAGGCCAATCCCGGCGGTGAAGATTACTTGATGGATACTCCTGATCTCTACAACAGCAAGGACATTTCCATCCTCGATGCTTACATTGCCTGGGCCGATCATGTGCTACGAATGGACTATGCTGGAACGGTCGTTGACAGTGATCGTAAGATTTCCGGTGGTGGTATGCGAGCAGTCTATGTTCAGCCAGAAGCACATTTCGAGGCCAAAAGTCGGACAATTCCGATAGAGTATGACGTGGTACAGTTTGAAAAACCGGAGGATGATTCGGTTTGGAGGTTAGTGTTTGGTGGGTGATATGGCTGATTACATTACTGAAATGGAATTAGATGCTCTCACTTTACACGAAATTGGTATGTGCGGTGAGTATGGTCCGTGTCAATATTGTGAAGAAGAGGATGATTCAATTTGGAGGTTAATGTTCAATGAGAATGCCAACTAAGGATGAAAATCTTGTAGGTAAAATATGTGTCTGTTCAATTGGGCGACCCGCTATTGTAATTGGGCGTAAGAAATTTGTATTTGGAGATGCATGGGTAGGCCTTGGACTTGATGGAAAGGGTACTTGGGCAAGTACAAACCCATGTATCATTGCTGAGGATGCTTTATCGTTTCACGATAAATTGGTGGAAAGATTCGGCGGAAAGATGGCATACAATGATTGATGAAGTCCAACAAGTAGAAGCCACCCGCACCATCCGAGGAGGGCGACAGCCCGTGCGCAATGAACCTTGCCCCTGTAACAGCGGCCTCAAGTATAAACACTGTCACGGAGACCAGGCTAAGGTTCAAGCTGTTCAGCAGTTTGCCGCGCGATTGATGCTAAATCTCATTCAGGACGAACGGATGAGGAAGGGCATTATTCCGTTCCCGTTCATTTGTAATGGTTGCGGTAAGGGATTTAAGAAACCCAAGAAGAGCACGATTTCACCCGGTATGCCGATGTGTCCAGAGTGTAATAATACAGACATCAGCAAAACAAAGTCTAAAATGGAGGAACAAGGTGGCGAAGGATAAATATCAAAGTGTAGGAAGCATGAAACCTGGGACATGTTTCAAAATGAAAGGAGATAGGAATATTTTCATGCGTGATAATGAAGAGGGATACCAACAACTTACCGGTAAAGATGCCGGTTCGTTTGAAATAATCCCGTTTGATGATGAGGAAGGCAGAACCGTAAACGTTCAGATTAACGAAATCAAATCGTAGGAGAGTGCATGAGTCAAATTACTTGTGAGGGAACCTTCAGAGGCTACATCGTAGAAAACGGCCTCGTCCAGAGTAGCAAGAGTAAGGCCATGCAGTTTGTGGCCCGTTTCCAAGCAACGCAAATTTACAATGAGGACGCTGAAGAGTGGCAAGATTGCTCTCATTGGGATGAGACGGAGATTACCGGCTATTTCTGCATCTCCGACAAGTCCGAGAACCCAATCAAGTTTCAGGCCGAAGCCCTGAATCGGGCGCTCGGTTGGAGCGGCGATGTCAGTGAATTGGATGGTGATTTTAGTGATACTATTGTTCAATTCCGTGTACAGGAAGAGACCTATGAGGGTAAGACGAACCTAAAGGTCGTTCGCATTGACCACGCTGATGCCGATCCTACTCGTAGCCTACAAAAGTTGGACAGCGCGCAGGTCAAAACTGTCGCCGCTAAGATGAACAAGAAGTTCCAGAATCTTTTCGGCGGACCCAAGCCGAAGTCAGTGGGCAAACCTGAGACGCCAGCGGCGGAAAAGAAAACCACTAAGAAGTCATCTAAAAAGAAGCCGCCCCGAAAAGCGGACAACAAATCGAAGGAAAAGGATGCCCCGAAAAAGGGTGAACCGGTCGGTGTAGAAACACTTGATTTGCCCGAAACCGCAACTGAGGATGAGGCGTGGGAACAGGTTGAAACGCACATTGTAGACGGTGTGACTGACGACCAAGTTACGGAAGTCTGGATCAGCACCGTTGAAGATATGGGCGGTGCCGGAGAGTTGGACAAGGATGGCGGCTGGGCCAGAGTTCGTGACATTGTGTTGGAGACGTTAGGGACTAAGTAAACAAAAACTGCCCCATCATAGTGCTCCTTTCTTTCTACAAACGGAGTGACACATGGTCACGGAGGACCATCATCTTTTTTCAGGAGGTATCGCTTGGGATGGATTAGAGTCACCAAGGACAATCCTTGTCCGTTGTGTGGTCGTGAGAAATGGTGCATGACCAACGCAAACGGATCAGCGATTGTCTGCACCAAACAGCCAAGCGACCGCAGTGTAGGGGAATCTGGTGGTTGGTTACACATTCTGGACCCGGAACGGAATGCCGGATTCAAGATGTCTGAAATGGAACAATGGCACTTTCGGTATAACCGGAATCTCATCGAGGGAATTGATGAAATTGTCTCTGAATTACTCGGTGTGTCGGTCGAATCTATTCGCCGATTAGAAGTGGGTTTTTGGCCGTTCGGTCATCTGTGGACTTTCCCCGAACGCGACGAACGGGGCAAGATCATCGGTGTTCTAAAGCGGACGAACAAGGGCACGAAGCACATGGAGAAAGGCGGCAAACGCGGCCTGATCTATGAATGTCCGTTGCCTGATACTGACAAACCCATCATTGTAGTCGAAGGGGCTACTGACACTCTTGCGGCAATGGACATGGGCTATGTCGCTATTGGTCGTCCCTCCGCTGAAGGTGGGGCAAAGATACTCCGTGAACTGCTTAAAGGCCGAGATGTCATAATCATCGGAGAAAACGATGATGCTGGTCGCAAGGGCATGGAGAAAATGTATCGCTTGTTGGGTGAAACCTGCAAATCGGTACAGAAAATCTTGCCCCCGGCCAAACACAAAGACCTCCGAGCATGGCATCCGACGGCTGAAGAGTTTGAATTGTGGTTAGAACAAAAGGCTGAACGCAGTGATGAAAGCCGTGTGATCGAGGAAGTCAATCAGTATGAACTGGCACAGCGATACATTGACGACAACTGGATGGATGATGACTATCGCACCTTCCATCAAGTACACGACGATTGGTATCACTACAACGGTTCATACTATGAGAGAACGGACGGAAGAAAAGATCAGTGGCTCAATAATGACCTGTTCAAATACTTCAATACGTTTTCTGTTCTGCGGCACACGCAAAACGATGTTCGCTGTGACCGGCTGAATCCAACCCGCAAGTTCATTGAGGATGTGAAATTCTCTCTGGCGTCTTTGTGTCATGTCGGAGTGCCGAACGGAATCTTCGAGCCGTTCCACATTGAAAATAGAGAACAACTCGATGTAGAAAAGCTGGTCGTGTTTCGCAACGGCATACTCGACATTGACACCATGACGTTAAGACCGTTCCATCCGGATATTTTTGTAACCAGCACGCTGCCATATGACTACAATCCCCGCGCTAAGTGTCCGCTTACTCGCGGCTTTGTCCGTGACATTTTCAATGCCGATGAACAAAGTCACGACCTGCTGCAAGAATGGGCAGGCTATAACATGATAGCGTCCAATCGGATGCAGCAAATGATGATGCTTTATGGCGTGCGGAACAGCGGCAAGAGCACGACAGCCAGGGTATTGCAGGCCCTTCTTGGGCCGGAGCGTGTCAGCTCGTTCTCTTTTGACAAGTTCAAGGACCGCTTCGGCCCATATGATTTGTTTGGAAAATACGCGGCGATCATATCGGAGGATCGAACAACCAACCACGTCGATTCAGAGAAGTTGGTGCAGCAACTCAAAAAGATCATTGGAGAAGATACAGTCAAGCTCGAACGGAAATACAGAGACCCATTTGACGCTCAACTGTTTTGTCGATTCACTTACGTTGGAAACGAATTACCAAGGTTTCACGACGATCAAGGTGCATTCCTGCGGCGATTTAATCTGCTCTATTACCCCAATGATTACACCCAGGAAGAGGGAAAGATAGACCGTCGGTTGCCCGACAAGTTAATTCAGGAAATTCCTGGCATTGCTAATTGGGCGTTAGAAGGTCTACAACGGTTGTTGGCAAATGGTGAGTTTACTCGCCCTGCCGCCACCAAGGAACATCTAGCCGATTATTGCGAGCTGTCCAGTCCACTTTCTACAATGGTAAAGCAGCATTGCCAATTTGGAGATTCCAGTGAATTTTTTATTCCGATTCACTGGATGTTTGATCTCCATAAAGCCGTGTACGAAGAGTGGGGTTTGAAGCCGATGGGGTCCGCATTGTTTCGAGTGCGCTTCAAATCGGTGTTCCCTAAGCTGATTCGTAAAAGACGTTCTGTAGGGGGCAGGGTTGTTCCGGTTTGGGCCGGTGTAAAAATCAAAGAGAGATCGAAGCAACAGTATTTAGGAGCTGTGTAATGAAAGCATGGGTAATTAAGAACAGCAAAGGACAATATCTATCTGGATTTTTCGGCAATGACATCTATGGTAAGTTAAAAATCGCCACTCTTTACCCTACTTGTGAATCAGCAAAACAATATGCGTGCATAGATGAAACAGTAGTTAAAGTTAACATTGAGGAGGTAAAATGATACCGTGTCGAGAAGAGTTGTTGAGCGCCGCTCATATCTGTGAACGATTGGCGAAGCACATAGAAGAAACCGAACCACACGCAACTACTGAGATTCAATGGCTTCGTGACGCAGTTGATTCATTAAATGCTTTTAATGAGGAGGCAGAATGAAGAGTAAAATTCTAAACACTACCATTATTCTACTGTGCGTGATTCTACTTGCTTGCGTAGGCTGCGATAGCGTCATGGACCGATTAACCCCGGCTTCCGTTCCACAGTACGCACCGGCCTATGTCGGCGGAGAGCCGCAGGACATTTACAGTCTGCACGATCTGAAGATCATGCAAGATGATATTCTCATCACTCATCGAGTCAATCAGATTGATCTTAAGCGACTGGCTGAGGATGATAAATACGCCTATCAGGATGCTATTGGCTTCATAGACGTAGCCATCAAAGAGGCTGAGACGTTCAAAGAGAAGATCGTTGGCGATGACAATAACCCGCTCAGTGTCTCTGGCCTGCTGTTCATGCTCACCGGCGGTCTGGTTGGCCGGTCGTTCTTCAGGCGTCCTGGCGATTATACGCCGGAAGAAGTTGAAGTTGAAAAGGCTAAGGTAAAGGAGAACGGATGACAGTCAAAGAATTGATGGATCAGCTTTCGCGGTTTAACCCGGATTTAAAGGTAGAGTATGAAGATGTGGAACTTGGTTGGTCTTTGCGTGTGAACAAGTTAGAACTGCGCAAATGTCGCGACATAGAAATTGTGGTGATACGTTGATCCGTAAATTTTTTGTCGTTGGAATGTGTTTGCCATATGTGTGCCTATGCATCTACGATCTCACGCACGGCAAGCCACGAACTGGAATGGCCGCTGGATTGTTATCAGCCGCAACCGCGCTGATATACTGGGGGTAAAAGGTAAGTGACCCATACACACACACATCAACAACTAATTGATCGGAGGTAATATGTCTGGTAATATGTCTGTTGTAATTGAAATAGCCACATTAGTGATCACAGCATCCGTTGCAACATACCTTTTTGCACAAACTATGCTCACTGTGTCGCGGATCAACGAATACAACTTTAACGCAGATCGTTCAAGGAAAGATAAGTGATCCACACACGCCAACAACTAATCGACTGGCTCTATGAAAACGTTGATGACTGTCTGATCTTGTTGGCTATGAACAGTGGCGACCTGGAAGTTCTGGGGGGGTTCGACCCCCTCCCAGCTTCCTCCAATCCTGGATGGTTGATACAGGTGACATCAGGGACGGGCCGAGTACATTATATAGCTATTGCTCAACGACGAGATCAGTTGGGCCGATTCTATTGGTTCCGGGCACCCAGAGTAGAATGGAGTCGATGGATGGGTGACGTCGGAGATCGGTTGGCCCAAGGGGATCGACCTGAGCTATATGCAGAATTGAAAGGTGCGCCAGATGTGGAACCCAAGTAGCTATATACAGAATCGAGCTGTTGCCAAATGGCAGGTATGGCCGCAAAGAACACCTGATCCCGACATTGGTATTAACACTGCGGCTCCGCTTGACCACAAATCCTTTTGGTGCGGAGAACACACTTCACCTCACCTGAGTCGATGGGGCAGGATCAAACAGTTCTTCAGATGGAAAGATGACCCATGCGATATTTTTTAGACCAACTCGAAATTAGATTTCATAAAGTGGCAGAGCGGGCGCACCCTCAACATTACATGTCTGATGCCCGAAAAGTGTTGTTTCAATCTTTGATGGAGGGGGCCGCTGATTTGTTAGTCAACATGGTGTTGGAGAAAGAAGATGTGGAATCCAAATAACGTAAGAAAATGGAAACAATGGTGCTTTATGGAATGTCTAAAAGACGCCGGTGTTGAAACTTTGAAACAACTTGAAAATTTCTGTAAAGCATATTATAGTATACCGCCCTATGACTTCTACACGATCTGGACCGAACATTTTTCTAAGTATTCCTGAAATCCCAGCACATGTCTATAAGCGCACCGGCGCAACTGTGACGCACAATCAAGTACACGGCTGGATTCGTGCCGGTTTGATCGAAACATTTAGTCTGCCCAACCGGAAGCACAAACGATACACCACCAAGCAGATCGTTGACAACTTCATTAGGAGACATCCAAGACGTGAACTTGATAAAGATAAAGACCGAACGTACAAACATCTTGTTTCCAAGCGCGGCAATCGAGATGGAACTGATTGAGCAACCGGCCCCGATCTTGTGGGACAATGCCGGGTTGATTGGCCTGATACCGGTAGAGAGAGTCGCCAATGCCGTTGCCGTTCGCAGGCAAATAAAAAAGGCCGGGCTTGAACATACGCTCCGGCCTTTTTGTTTTGATTGGTCTGCTGTCGTTGAACTAACTTTTGACGCGGCTAAGAAGTTGGTTTCTGTCGCCTCTTCCCCCACCAGTACAGAATCACAGACGTAACGGTGGCAATAAATCCGCCAAGCAGTGTCATGTTATACCAAAAATGATGCTCCAAGTGATTCGTGAGCAACACGTAAATCAGGTCAACCTTCTGGCACAGTTCAATCAATAGATCATGGTCTGTTGGCGTCATCGTCTCCTTCTCCTCCTTTTCCTACGTCTCGTAGTCTTTGTTTTTGATTCTTTCTCTTGGCCTTGTTTTAAGGCCCATTCACTCCAAATAAGACGCCTGGGATCATCAATGTCTCCGGCGTTCATTTCAACTAATCCCTCTCCGGACCTCATCATTTGGGCAGTTATAAATCCAGGAGATAACATTGCCAGTGTCTTAGCTGCCCCCTTCAAAACATCCGAAGCATCTTGATCTTTGATGCCAGTCATAATTTCTGTCGGACCTTCCAACAGCATACTCGCCAGTCCCAGACTGTTTCCCCATCCCATAATAGCCGATGTCAATACACGGCCAAAGAAAAACGGTGCTCCACCGAGATACATGAACAAATCCTTGGCAAGTTGTTTTTCATCCGGCGGTCGAAACCCACGCGAGATCATTCCGAACACAATCGCAGGTAATGTGTAAGACATCATTATCCGATACATGAGCTGGGTATTGTTAATCTTACCTTGCTTGCGATACATGCCTACATCATGCACCCAAAAGTTCAAATTTTGGTTTACCTGATTGTTGAACAGCGCAAGCCATTGGTCAATGATTCCGCCCCTAAAGAAATGGGGCAAATCTTCTGGTCGAGCCATCGGCTGTGTGCGTTGGATCACTCGGTCGGCATATCGCACCGCTGCTTTTTCTGAAGCTCCTTCCTCAAGTGCCACATCATATGCGGATTTCCAGCTATTCACTACAGTCCACATATCAACGAATCGTATCCAAGATGTAGCCTTCTTGGACAGTTCCAATCCTTTGAACCTATGACCAAATTGTCGGTACACCATCTTCTTAATGTGCTTTTTGTTCCACAAGTCAGCCATGTAATGTTCCATATCTCGCTCACGCACAACGTTTGATTTTGCGAATACATCTTCACGCAGAGCGTCAAACGCTTCACGGCTGGCGCTACTCATCATAACGGATTGAATGAATCGTGGAATCATTCTCGGATTGTAAGACATAGCATTCAATGACGATATACTCTGTCGTAAAACAACCGGTATGTTATAACCCAAAGCATATACGATGCCATGCCTATTCAACTTGTGCATCAGCCTGGACCAGTGTGAATGTTCACGCACCACTCTACCGCGAGCCGTATCAACCACCCATTTAGCCAGAATCTCAGAGCCGTGTCCATAAGTGCGGCTGTCTAATAGCTTGCGAAACTCGTCGTCGGCCATGATATGACTAAGCCGACTTAACATTGGCGCCATTGTCAAGAAATGCTCGACTTCATTTATGCTGTGAAGATAGAGCATCTGAATATCAATTTCTACGTCCCCCTTAGCTTTTGGCTTCCGTTCTTCCAAAAACTTACGTTCGGCCTGGTAGTCCTCCGGTATGAACTCGCCCAATGCTCTACGAAGCAAATCATCTTGTTCCATGTAATCTACATTGCGGACCAATAACGGCAGGTATTTTGCTACCTTGACCAATTTAGTAGGATCAATGCCTATTTCATGAGCCACATGCAAAATCTGTTCCCATTGCCGGTCGAGCTTTCCAAGCATCCAATCTGCCACTTCCTTCATCTGAGAATCGGCAGCAACTTTCTCAGCGATGTTGCCGATGTCCTTGTCACTGAGCTGCATGTCAGCAAGATGTGACCGAGCCGTTTCTTCTTGAGAAAACGCATAAATACCCATCTGTTCAAACGGACTGAGCTTAATTACCTTACCATCTTCAAGAATAATATCTTGTTTGTGTCCCATGAACAGAGCTGGGTCAATCCCTCCACTCTTCAAAAATTCATAGTATTCCTTTATTCGCTGATTTCGCCGCATACTGGACACAGTAGCCAGTCGCTTCATTGGCTCCCATACAAATTGTGTCCATGCCCCCCTCGTAAACCCATCCAGGTTTTCCATCCACCGTTCAATACGGTACTGCCCCAAACCATAGTATGATCCTTTTTTGCGCATCCAATCTCGCAATTTCTGCGTCTTGGTGGCACCATACCGCCCCATTCCTTGCAGACCCGCCTTCTCTGGCTTTTGCTTCAGAGCCGCTTTTAACTGCTCATCAATTTCTTTAGCCCGCTGCCTGCGGTGCATCTGTCGCGTTTCAAGCCTGCCAGATTTTTCCAGCCGTACGCGCTCTTCTGCCAAATCTTGGAGTTGTTCTGTGCTCACTTGTTCAATCGGTGTTTGATAGAGCCGCCGCAACTTATTCAAACTCTTAGATGATTTCATGCGGAGCGCAATTTCCGGGTCCGCTTTCAACGCCCGTTCCAGACCGGCTAATTCTTTCCTGGTCTTTGCTGTCCGTGCCGTTGGGTCCAGGGCACCGGCCATGATCTTAATCGCCTGTCGGTATAACGGATCAACACCTTCGCTTACCGGCTTAGTGATTCGCTGGACCAGCTTCTTGCGGTACTGGCGCACCATGCGCAGTGTCCGTTGCTTAGCCTTCAACGCCCGCAAGTGACGGCGTAGTTTCTCCACGCCCTCTTTGTTTCCCTGCCGGTACGCCTTGCTTGCCGCTCTTGCTACAGCTTTGAATTTGGCCTTTAAAGCTTCACCTTGCGTCACAAGGTCTTTGTGGCTGTACTGAGCAAGCTGCTTCTTGGACGGCCCTTTGATAGCGGTGTATATGCGTTCAGTCGGATTCGGAACTTCAAGCGTCAGATGCTCATCACCATGCACCACACGAAACGGCATTTGACCTTTGGGTTTCCCAAGAACCTCACGTAGTTCACGGATGTCCCCCCACATGGCCTTCATCATAGCCAACTCTGGCGAAGTTCTTGATTCCCCGCTTGCCAACATTTCATCCATCGTCTCTTCAAGCTGAGCCAACGTCTCTTGTGCCTCAGCCGCAGACATTTCAACCTGCGTTCGCTTAGTCGGAAACGCCCCTTCCATATGCGGGCTCACATCTTCCGGTGTCACTTCACCAGCCAAACCCTCTATTTGTCGCGCCCGATTGAAAATATCTGACCATACCTTTTTCGCCCGTTTCGTGACATTGCCGATATACATGTTCGGTTTGACCGGTTCTGTCTTGTCACCAACATCAGCCGCTTCTTGCGGTAATGCCGGTTCTTCCTCTTCCAGCCGATCCAGAACAGCCTGCTCTTCCGGTGTCACCGTCTTTGGCTTTCTCGGCCCCGGTCTCCATTCCGATGCCAGGGCTGTCTGAGCTTCCGCTGTTCCTTCCGGCACATCAGCAGTCGGCATGATCCTCGGTTCAGGAACAAACCAACCGGTCATCTCTTCAGGCCGTTCTTCCCCCTCTAATTCTGCATAGTCAATCGGCTCAAGTAAATCTTCCTTGACCGCTTGATACGCCTTGCCAGCTATACGCCCGCCACCAGCCAGGACACCACCACCGATAGCCCCACCGAGCGCTGCTTGCCCAATTCGTTCTTTGACCTCGCCCGGCTTAAACTCCTGGGCGTGTCCTATCTTAGCTGCCCCCATCTGAACAGCTTCCTGCGCAGCCTCTTCGAGCGATTCCTGAGCCACTGTCGCCAGCCAATCGGCAGTTAGACGAGTTCCTGGGTTTTGAACTACTTTATTCTTTGCTATCCGAGTAGCCATCTTTGCAACGATGTCAGATTTTCCCTTAGCAAAGTCAATAGCCTTGCCTGCCTGCATCATCTCTATGGCACCGTTTATCGTACCCACAATGACGCGCTCAGCATTGGCTTGTTCCTCTGTCGCTCCGTTAGCTATGGCTTCACGATAAGCGTTATCGCCTTCTACTGAAGCGCCTACCAAGAACGATGCTGCCGGACCAGCTATTAGACCTGCGCCTGTAGCGGCGGTCATGAACGGTAGCGTTTGACCAACTGTGTAGCCAACGAAACCAGAAAAGCCAGACTCAGGATCATAAGCCAATTCAGGAATACGAGCAGCTTCCCATAGTTCTTGTGCTTTGGCGTCTTGTTTAGCCGCGCTCTTTTCCACCATTTTTCTAATGGCCGGACGATTACGAAGGTAATTACCATAAAATCCCCAAGGAGATTCAAGACCGGCCCGTTGAGCAAAGGCGGCTGTTCCATATGCTCCGCTGGCTACGTTCAAACTGCCCGACACCAGACCTTTTTCTGTCTCCCCCTTTTTTGTGGACACTCTCGTTGGAATAGCTTCAAATCCAGACGGACCCCACCCGTATACCATAGCTGGTTTTGTTTCTGGCTCGATCTTATCAAATATGTCACCGGATGAAATCGTGTCAAATATATCAGGCATTACAACTCCCATCCCGCTTGTTGTGCTAATGCTCTGGCCTTATTTGGATCACCCTGCGCTCGTTGTAGAAATTGCTGTGCGATGGCCGGGTCGGTCAACTTGCCCTTTGATTTGCTGGTTTGTTTCTTCAATCCTTCTATCTGAACTGCTAATGGATTTCGATTCTGTGCCACTCGATTTAATGCGCCGCCCATGTGGTGTACTAATTCTGCCCCAGGTTGGCCGGTGAGTAAAAGCTGGTTGCGTTGACGTTCTAATTCTTGGCGTTTGTCCAATAGCGCCTTAAATGTTCCAATTTGTTCTTCTGTGGCGTCATATGACACTTCTTCGCCGGTTACTGGATCACGATCCTTATATCCGAGTGGGACATCTTCACCCCACTTTCCGAGTGCAAATGCGCCAATAACGTTCTTCCATCCAGGTTCATCTCTTCCTGGTTCAAAGCGTTTCAACGCATTATTTATTCGTGATAACTCACTCTCGATTTTGCGAACTTTATCCTCTGGCTTTGGCTGTCTCATCTGTGCATAAGGTATATCAATCCCAACAGCCTGCAACTTCTGCTGCATGATAGCCCTTGGATCAGAGATCACGCCCTGTTCAGCCAACCGGTCGATGACATTCAGCTCCATCTGCGCCTGAGTCAATTGCTCCCCAAGCTTGGCCTCTGCTGTTGCCCGCTGGCTCTTAAGCTGTTCCACATGTGGCTGTATCTTGGTGCGCAGATCGTTCAGCTTCATCTCATATTTCTTGTTGAGACTGAGCAGCGCTTTCTTCTTCTGCTCCATCTCACCTGGACTCTGTTCAAGATACTTGCGCTCGATGTTGTATTGCTGTTCCAGGTTTCCATATTGTTGCTGCCAAGTTCGGTCAATCTCTTGTTCCTGTTGACCAATTTGTTGATCCAGCAACGTCTGTTTGCGCTCGAATTGGTCTTGGAGTATCTTGATCGGATCAATGTTATCCATTATGCTGTGTCCTCAGAGTAATACGGCATCCATCGTGCCGCTCCATTTACTTCTACTTTTACCATGCCCTCAAAGGCCCAGCCATTCGCCGCACTGTAATTCTTTGGCCCCTCTACGCTGCCATCGCCGTTTTGCGTAGAGATGTTCTTGGATGAATCGGCAGCAGAAGTGCCATCAAAATCAATGAAGGCTTGGTCGTCATCATCCTGTTGAATCTTAAGAGCTTCTGTCCCCAAATCTGTTGCTGTATCTATATGCGTATGTCCAAGTATTTTGACTTCCGGGGTACTGCCTTCGAGTCGCAACAGTGTAGTTTGCCCGGTATATGGACTCCCCCCACCATCATGGATACGAAATTCCAGATAACTATTCGTGGTAGAACCACATTTTTGATAGATGGAGTGATACCGTATGTCATTGCCATACCTACCAAGTCGAATAGCTTCAACTAAATCCGTACTGTTTGTCGGTCTGATAGCGGTATATGAACCAGCTAAATTTGCCCCGCCGGTAGAAGTATGAACATCTGCAAAAGACGCCAAGGCAGAAGTGATTATATCTGTTCCATTTAAGTTAAACGCAACGTCTGCCCGCACAGTATCATTAGCATGAACATCTTCTTGTGGATTGCTGTCTCCAAACCCGCACTTACCAGAAAAGTAACTATCCATATCCGATAAGTCATAGATGAAATAACTGGCAGTTAAAGTTCCAACATTGGAATAGTTGTGATAGATGCCATAGTATTGTGATACAGTACCCCCGGCAGCCTCATTGGAAGAGAAGATATTCAAAGCACGTTGGTCTGATACCGTGCCGGTAGAAGAATTTTGTGGTCTGATGTCCAAACCAATTTGCTGCGCTAATGTTCCAGTACCTTCATGCTCTACTAAATATAAAGTTCCCTGAACATATCCAGTGAAATTATTAGCACTTTTAGTCTCAACTTCAAATTGGCCACCCCGGAAATACGTTCCGGAATTAGCAGCAGGTTCGCACACCATTTGAGAATAAACAGCATATTCAGTAGCAACCGCCGTATTAGAAGTATTGAAGATATTGCGAACACCAAAACCAGAAGAAGCGGCGGCTCCAATGCCCAACCGAGTAAACTGCGGCGTATCCCCTGTTCCCAATCCCAGAGAAGTGCGAGCGGTATTCCCCGATTCCGTTATCCAATCACTTCCATCCCCAACCATGAAGTTCCCATCGGTCGGAGTCAGCGCCGCAATATCATCCAAGTCATCATCCCAGGCTTGCACGTCAGAACCGATAGCCAGCCCAAGTGTAGTGCGCAGGGTTGATCCGCTCTCCCACGTCATCCCGCCAGAGACATTCTCATACACCATCATACTATCATCGGCAGGAGTTTCACTCAGAGATTCCATGTTGAGCCAAGCCCAATACAGCGTCGTACCGGAGAGTGTTAGTCCGTTTCCGATAACCGATGCCCACTTGATTTTGTTGTCCGTCTCGTCCCAGAACGGTATTCGGTCAGCGCTGGGGTCGGATAGATCAGAGATATTCAGTGTGATCGTTCCGTCCCCATTATCGGTCGCAGAAAGGATGCCGCTGGTTCCACCTATCCAACTTGTTAGATCGGATACAGACGCCAGTGCCTTACTTACGTTCGTCTGAACAAGTCGGCTGGCAGTCAAGCTACTCAAAGTAGTAGTTCCGGACACAGTAAGTCCTCCGAATGTAGGGGACGCACTCTCACCCAACTTGTTCGATGCGAGCGCAGCGATAGCCCGGCTGACTTCAAACTTGAACTGCTGGTCATTGCTCTGGGGGTTGGGGACCGGTACAAGCATTTTTTACCCTTTGTTATAGATTTCATAGCCCGACGGTATGTATTGTTGGTACATCGCAGTGTTTACAAATCCCCCCGGCCCGCCGCCAAGAGCATCTTGAGGAACTTGGATAGTCTTGGTATCACCCGTTCCTCGTTTAGTGTAATGCTGAACAGTAATCGGTACGGTTGTTCCGCTACTACCAGGACTCATGCCAAGTGATCTCTCATATACATCGCTCATCATTCCCCCCGAAGCCAGAGCCTCAGTAGTAGATGGAACTCGACCTGCCCAATAACTTGCGTTCCATCCAGGATCGGCCCCCATCATCATTTCAGCAGGCGCACTTGTCGATTCCGCCCCACTTTGGGGGCCGTAAGTAGTCAGTGTTCGTTGTCCACCGGAACCAGAAGTTTGCTTGCCAGATGAACCGCCTCCGCCGAACCAAGAACCAGCCCCACCAAACGGACTTGAACCGGCGCTAAATCCGCCCCCACCACGCAGAGCTGCCAACCGCTCTGTCACACTCGGCTGAGATGCGGTCAATGCCTGCTGTCTCGCATCTTCCGATGACAGCGCCCCAAATCCACCGGTAGCCAGATAACTCAATGTGCCAGCGGACGGATATAGATTCTGATATTGAAGGCCGTAATTTGCTATATTCTGCAAGGCCGACGCCAATCGCCCCTGTCCCTCAGCCGCGACAGCCGTGCGAAACGGCGTGCCAACCTCTTGCTCATACCCACGCTCCAAAGCCGCAGGCGTGCTTGTCTTGGCGAGACCGGAACTTATCAAGTTCTGCATCCCACTTGACAGAGCTTTGCGCTTGCCGGTCTCGTATTGTTCCATAGCCGATTTTTCAAACGCCCCGCCAGGAGCGAACAAATCAGCCGCTTGCTGAAGCGATTGCAGACCGGTTCCGAATAGCCCGCGTCCGGTCTCTCGGCCTGCCTGATATTCATCGTACAGATTGGCGTATAGACCTGTGATGTTCGGTTTTGCTTTTGCCATTACTTACGTCTCCCCGCCAGTCGCACATCGACCAGCATCTTTTCCAGTGACCACGCTTCACCTGAAGTTGTGTTGTAGACTTTCACGCCCCCGTACAACCCCTTTGCCTTCCGTTTGTTCGCTCCGCCTCTACGCCTGCCCGGAGAACTGAATGTCCCGGCAATGTTTGGCGTCGTGTTGGCGTATAATTTTTCCACCACCCCATCGGCAGACGAACCAACCCATATTTTGTAGGACAAATCGTCAGAGTCGGTTTCAGAGCCGCCAGATGATCCGCCGCCCAACTCCGCCTTGATGGCGTGGATAATGCCCTCTCGATCCTGCCCGTCCCCCAACGGAATCGGTCCATAATCAACATAGCTGTTGATGGCCGTGCCGTCATCGTTCTTGGTATCGGCGTCGAATGTTCGCAGGTAGCCATCACTACAACCGAACACTGTCAGCCGATCCGCAGGGGTATCAGACCCGTAGTAACAACTGGAATAGATAGTCTGCACATCCGGCCACGCATCTTTGAACAGTCCGCCTGTTCGTGGGTCATAGAAGTAGTTTGCGGTATTCGCCACGCTGCTAACATCCGAAACGGCGATTACAATACCATGATGCACGCTGTCATACTGCATGACGATTCGGTCTGTACTTGCATCAAAATCAATATCGTCAATGAGATCAGGATAAGTGTCCTCGGTCATGTTCTCGAAGGAACCAAATCCCTTTGGCACACGCATCAGACCAAACTCAGTGAGCATCCAGAGATTGCCCTTATCGTCCCACGTCCAGGCACGGCTGTCGATGATGCCGCCCACACCTTTGATGTCGCCTGTTTGCCCACCGGCTGCTGGATCGCCGACAGTGAGATATATGGTGGAACCACAGGCCCAAATAAGATAGGTGTCGTTGAACGGTATGATAGCCTTGATAACGTCCCCCGGTCGTCCAGTATCGCCCAATGCCCCGTAAATCGGACGAAGAGCATCGCTGCTGGTCGGAGTGTCGGCATCAAAGTCCCAGGGATTGTTCACCCGACTCATCCAAAACTGTGTTGGGTTGTAGCTATTCCCCGCCAGAACCGCCCTACCTCGCCAATGAGCCGCGATGGTTGCCCGATCTGGCATATTAGTTGTGCTGCCGCCATATTCTGTCCAGGTGTACCAATGGTCCGGCGCATCTTCATCAGCGTTCAATGTAAACGATATGGCGTTGCTGTCGTCGTCCGTTCCAGTGACGGTCTCAGTATTAACAAACGTGGCCGTTGAAGTGCGATAGCCATAGACCGTAGTTGCCCCCATCAAGGCGTCGATGTAATCCACCACCATCGTTGCCCCGCTCGTCCCCCCGGTCAGTGTGTTCCCACGATCCGGGGGATTGGCCCCGATGTCAGCAGTCGTAAGTTTCGTGTTGGCGCAATCCAAGACTCGGAGATATTCTCGATTGGCAATGAATACCTTTTGTTCGGCATCAAACGCATCTAATCGCTTCGTCGTATCCATGTCCCCGGACGCATCAGATACAACGGCTAACCCGGCCAGAGTACTGCCTTTGTAAACATTGTGACCACCAAAACATACGATATGCTTCGTAGAGATTTTTTCTGACGGAGCTGTATCAACCGGGCCTGGTTCATCAGTATCATCATAAGTGGGCGAACCCGTCGGAGTTAAATCATCTCCGCCGATACTATCAGTTGCGTCAGAAACGAAATCCCAATAATTCTGCAAATTGGAATCTTCGACTACGGTAGGAGCCGCGCCATTAGCTAAACGTGCTATACTGGCTCCGGAAAGTGCCACATCCCAAGTGGCAAGCTGAGCGATACGACCTTCAAAGTAGCCGTTTGGCCCACCATCAGCAGACCATATCCCAACTTCAAATCCATCTTGTGCAGCGGTTATAGGATAATCTATATCGGTGGTATCCTCACCAGATGAACCACCGTTTAGGTAGATGGTGCGTTTGGAATCACTCTCACACACCATGCAAACATGTTGCCACACACCGGCAGAATAGCCGGACGAAGTTTCCGCCCATCCATTTGATCCGCCAGAATTGTATCCCCAAATCGCAGCGGGATCGCCAGCCGCAGACCCACGGGCAAACATAGCGATAAAGAAGGAGGCATCACTGCGTTCTATTGAGCATACCGGATGACTGGCCGTTAAATTGGCCGGTTTTATCCAGGCAGATACAGTAAATGGGTAACCACTTAGGTCAGTTCCAGCGCCAAACACAGCAGTCTGGCTAAGATACTGTGATGTCCCGTTTAATATAATAGCCATCAGTCAATCACCGTCACTGTCACAATCTCCACCACTGGCCCGGCCATCTCCGTAGCACTCGCTTTCTTCAACCCCGGTCTCTGCCCTCCGCGCAGACGCCCATCCTTGAACGGGCGCACATTCTGCAAGTCACGCGCTGTATCTATCGGTTGCTTGCTCGAAGGAATGCCCTTATTCAACCCGCGAAACGGAAACAAAATCTCCATATCTACTCCAAAAATAAAGCCGAAGAGAACGTCCTCCGCGCTCTCTCCGGCTATAAACCACAGCGGAAAACAACGCTGCGTAGGGGGTCTTAAATCTCTTGGGCGATACGAACCCAATCAACGGTAACGCTGAAATCATCATCAGATGCGTCACCGATTACAATGTAGAATGCTGCTTCTTCTCCATTAGGAAAATTAGTGGCGTCATAGTCAACGGTATCAGCCAGTGCAACGCCGTCGGCATAAAATGTCAGTGTAGTGCCGTCGAAGTACATGCCGAGTTTGATATACGTATCGGCTTCTAATGTCACGGCGTCAGCTTTGATCTCAGTAGTTTCGCCACCACCAGCAGTATTGTGATAAGTGTCCATCTTATCACCGTCACCTTCCAGACGCCAGAACCCAACAAGGTCTTTGTCTGTGAGAGTGCCGCCATCAGCAATGATCCCGCCTTCAGACAACAAAGCCTCTTCAGCCAGACCGACAAATACACCGGCTTTAGCATCTGTAATGTTCGCCATCTTGAGCCGACATTCCATCCAAAACTTCTTGCCGCTCTTAATGACATACTGACCGGCTGTGTTCAAACCGCCTCCAATGGAAATACCAGTTGTTTCATTGTCATTTGAACTATTCAAAACAATGGCACCAGTAGGTTCATCCGTCTCCATTGCAATCGTTTGACCAGCGGTTGCACCAGTAAAACCGGCCACGCCGAATCCGAGGTCCGTAGCCGCCTGATTATTAGCCAAGACGTAATTGCCGTCAAAATGGTTCCAATATGTCAGACCGTTGTCAGCACCCAACGCATACTGTAACCACGGACAAGCATTCCAGATGTTCGGACTCGGACTCGCGCCAGCAGCAGTATCAGCCAATTCAGTTGATTCGATCTCACTAACAAGATTGCTACCGGAAACGATAGTAGTGAGGTTTTCATTGGTGATGACGGCATTAAAATCACATGAAGTGTCCGAACCTTCATTGATATATACCGCTGTTCCAGTAGTTCCATCTACATGAATAAAAATACAACCTTCCGCATAACCAGTCGTAGCATCGGTCGGAACCGTAGTGCCATATGCAAGAACGATCCCGTCCTCAGTCTTGTAGATAGTCTGAGGAGCTGCTTCCCCGGCAGGAGCGGCAATCATAAACTTGTGATCGTGAGAATGAAATCCCATTGTCTCTCCCTTTAACTAATTGTAACATCGTTCCACGTTCGTTCAAGATGCTCGCGCTTACCGGGCATCATTTTTCCCAATTTCTTAGGGGCACTTCTCGCATCAATGTCCCAGGCACGCGGCAGATCAACTTGCAGGAATTTCTGCATGTAGCCGACCTGCAAATCCTCAAATTCCAGTTCTGCTTTTGCAAGACAGGCTGACAGAATGGCCTCATCGAATTGTTGTCCGGCAGGATGTCTTGTGCCATCGGTCACGAAAAACTCAGACGTAGCATCCGGATCAGTTCCGCCCGCTGAGCCATCGACCGACAGCCAATCAGCCACAGTAAAGGCCCCTGTGCCGCCGTCATAGTCTGTCACTTCAGCATAACTTTTGCGGCCTGTCCCACCGATAATGTAAACTGTCCAGCCATTGAAATAGTTGTCGGGGTAAAGGTCGGCGATATCCGAGCACGTAATTGAAGTAGCGTCACCGGCAGATGCTTCGCCGGTCACTGCCTGCATCGCTGCAAAACCCTTCTTGTAATGAAAGGTCACAGTATCCGCGCTGTTCGGAGACGGATTGACTACCAATTCCCAACGCCGATTTTGCCAGGGCCGCACAGCCGCCATGTTCGGATAGCTGTCCAGTACGGTGACTTCTTGTAACCTGCGAATGTGATCCTCGCCAACCCAGTAGATTCGAACCCGACTGCTGTCCGGCACATAGGTAATGTCACCGCACACTTCACCAAAGAAATCTTGGTTCAACGGATAACGCGCCTTGTCCCCATCAACGGTCTGAACGTCCGTGATGGAATAACTGTCACCGCTGGCCGGAGTCAGTGAACTAGAATTGTCATCATAATCCAGCCATTCCGATACCGTAATATCACCAGTAGCCGCTGTATAGGCCGTCACCGCCGCATAAATTTCCTGCGTTGTATCGTAGACATAGTAACCCACAATCTCGTCATCGGTGTCATATGTGCTGGCAAGGCTGCTGTCGATTAGTGACGTAGCGTCCCCGGCAGAATCACATGTGCCAGTTGTTTGAACTGTGCCAAATGTTATTTCTTGCAGTCGCTGCATCCACCGCCAACCGTTTTTTGGAGCGGAAGAAATGAACATCTTGATGCCGTCATTCACGCAATCCAAGCAGCGTTCTAAGTCATGCTCGTCTACTGGCACGGCGGCTATGCCCGTACCAGAACTGCCGTAATAGGCAACCCCAGCGGCCTTAGCTACCCGCAGGATCAAATCCTGTACCGTATAAGCCGATGTCGGCTCAGCCATTGTCCTCTTCCTTCTGCTCCATAGCAGCCGCATAAAGAACTTCGAGACACTGATGCAGCGCATCGTGTTCATCGGCATTCAATTTCAAACTGCGTAGAACTTGTCTCAGAGTGTTATGTGCCTGTTTGACGTCTACCATAGTTCCCCCTAAAGAAAACAGAACCCTGCCGGAGGCCAATAAGCTTGTCCGGCAGGGATCAAATCACTCTTAGTACTCCACGGCTACGCGGACCCAATCAATATACAGACCATCTGCATCAGCCGCACCAGACTCAGCTACGTATGCGAGTAACGCATCCATGTCAGTTGAACCAGGATAATTAGCGTTGGACTGAGAAATGTCGATAGCTGCGCTGTCACCAACATCTACGCCATCCACATACCAGCGAATCTCGTTATCCCGCACACAGAAACCAAGGCGATACCACGTATCCGCAGCAATCGTCTTAGCCGCACCTGACTGAGCCGTACCGCTGGTAGCTTCATTATAGGCATACTTCAATGCATCACCGTCGCCGGACAATCGGGCAAAGCCGATGTAGTCCACGTCACTAAGAGACGCACCGCCAGCCGCCATAGCACCACCAGCATCTTTGGCTTCGCCGGGTTGGGTCAAACCAACAAAGAAACCACCGTCATCATCGGTAATAGTGTTCGTCTTTACTCGACATTCAAACCAGAGTTTCTTAGCAGGGCTGCCCTCAGCCGGAGTCTTAATAACGCCCTGAGCATTGTTGCCAGATGTAATAGCAATCACATCGGCATCAGTACCATCGGTCTGAAGCAGCAACACGCCGTCATCGTCCTGTTGCAGAGCGACATCAGCCACCTTGTCAGACTCACAATAGATATACCAGTTAATGTCACTGGACAAATCACCGACGCCAGTTGCAAAATCAGTTGCACCAGCAGCGTTTAGATTCAGCGCGCTGTTCTTGAAGTCATCAAATTTATGGAACCCAGTATCCGGATTCTCAATGAACGTCGAAACCCGACAGTCGCGCCAGATAATAGGACTCGGACCCCGCGAATTGGCACCCGAAGTTGCTCCCATTCTCACCATTCCAGCACCCATTTATTTCCTCCTTATCACAAGGGGGGTAAAATCCCCCGGACCATCATTCTTAGCTCGTCAAAGCTTTGTGACCAACAAAACCGGCCTTACGCCGATTCGTACACAGGTTGTTATGTGCACCATCCAGGAACACGGTAAACGACGTATGCTGTCCCTTGTCCCTCATTGGCTCAGACTCTTCCATCCAGTAGCCGTCATGTATGACCGGAATGAAATGACTGAAATCAACACAGTACAATGGATCAGTTTCGTCACCGGTCTCAGGATCGGTGTCACCCTCAAGCTGCGGAATTGGGACAACCGGCAAACGATTCAGATAAACATTAGCGCCATCATCCACAATCATCTTGCCGAGTACTTCTTTGCCACTGTGATTATCATCCTTGGCATCGGCAAAATCCATCAGCTCTGCTACCATGTCATAGTCGCAATAGAACCGCTTCTGCATGGCCCGCTTATCGCTGGGATCATTGATGAAATACGGGGCCTTGAATCGCGTGTACATAAACGCCAGCCGAACTTTCTTCAGAAACGCCCGGTTGATGTCAGTATACGTAAAGGCGTAATTCTTCCATTTGCTGACGGTAGCCGTATCAATCCCAGCACAACTGGTTCCAGTATTACCATCTTGATACCGAATCGTACCACCCACAAAACCGTCGGTAGTCGAATCGGCATCGACCATGTTCAAGTAATACGGCACGCCATAAGGGTACAACGTGTCAGTTGCCGTATTCGGAGTTTTCCAGAATCGTTCCTCAATGAGGTCCGCCAAAGACCACAAACCGTCTACTCGCCGCTCCTTCATCAGCCGAATGAAACCCTTCTTCGAGTTCATCTGATGCTGAATCTCAAGACGATCCCACGAATAATTCGTGCCGAGCTGCGTCCAGGGAACCTCGATGCTGTCCATCTGATTGCTGACAGCGGGGTCATCCGTATCATAGTAATTGCGGTATCTCGCATTACCAGTGTTGTCCAGCATGACGAATCGCTGAATCTTCTCGCCACCGTCAATTACCATTCGGTCGTTCTGATAGATTCTACTTGCCTCATAATCTTGATTGTCCCACAGAACCTCGAACTTCTGATCCGGCAGATCATTTAACGTGGTTTCAATAAGATCAAGCAAGTCACTCGCTGCATATCCAGCCACTTCCTACCTCCTTTTCCAGGGAGGCGGCGCTTACCCTCCTGCTTTCAATCGCAGTTTTTTAAGTCTCGCCTCCGTTTTTGCTTCCAATTCTTCCTCGGTCAACGGCTTGCCTTCTTCGTCTGACGCCTTGAGAGTCTTACTCTCAGCCGGTCGAATAGTCATGCCCTTTGACCTCTTCTTCACATTCTTTACCAGACTTTCCCGAACCTTTTTTTCTCGAATCGGCTCAGTCAAAATCATGTGTGCCAATTCCAGCGCTTCACCAACCGCCAACTCTCGTCCGTGCATCTTTGCGCCGACCCAGATTTCATCAGCTTTGTTCACCAACTCCTGTCGATTCGTGAGCTGTTGCATGGTGCAATCCTGCCCACCGAATGTCGGCATGTTGTTAGCGTCCCTGGCTGGTCCGTAGAAATCCTTGTAGTCCTTCATGTCATCGGACCCAAGAAATCCCATAATCTGAGTCGCCAGAGTCAAATCATCCTGCGTATTGACTTGTTGCTTGGCAGGTTGTGCTGGCTGGCCCACATTGGTCCGCAGGTTCTCTCCAATGGCCTGCAAGACCGGAATGAGCGGATTATCAGGATCATCCTCTTTAGCAGCTTTCAACGCTTCGGCAACCGGATTAGGCGTTTGCTTGGTCGTTTCCGACTCCTGTGTAGTTTGTTCCTGCCGCTCAAGTTCAATCCTCGTTCGCCCCAACTCGGCAAACTGCTTGCTCATGTTGTTCACGTCCTTGTGGACCTTGTTAAACAACTTCAGAGCCGCTTTTGGATTGGACTCATAGAACTCCGAAATCTCTTCCGGAGTGTACTCTGCGTGCATCAATGACCGATACACGTTATCTGGAATGGCTGGTTTTTCGTCTGCTTCCGGTTCCGAGTCATCGGTGGAATTATCATCCTCACCGCCATCATCGTCTTGGCTAAGCGAATCATCATCTGCCTGACCTTCATCTTCATCAGGGGTAGATGTGTCATCGGTCTCCAAGTCGTGATTGTCCTCAGGTTCCGGGGCAGGAGACGCATCACCATCTCCAATAAATTTGCTCAGGTGCTCCCCGATTTTGTCCTCAAGTTCTTTTGATTCATACGCATTTTTATCAGCGCGCATGTCTTGACGATCTCCCATGATACCTCCAATAATAGATAGTCGAGGTAAGCCGGACTACTTCTTTTTCGTCCGAGTTGTCTCTATCTTTCGCCCCCGACGCTTCGGTTTGCCCTTGTGTTTTACCGCCCCAATTTTCTGCAAATACGAATCATGCTTCTTGTATGAATCGAAAATTGGACGCCCCTCTTTGTCAACGTTGATGTCCGGGAACAATCTTCGATGTTCTGGAATCTGCTCTGGATTTATCGCCAGCGCATCACTGTGAATCGGTTTGCGATAATCGCAATCTCCAATATTGGCCCGCTCTGCCCCAAAGTCTCGCGTCATCTCATTGCCGCATTCACAGGTGCAACGTTTGTCAGCCGTTGCCGCTAAAAGCTCCTCCGTGTAGTGTCCGCATTCCTTGCAAAAGAAACAATATGTCGGCATGTTTAATCCAGAATATCGTATGTCTTTTCAAAGATATCTAGTTTGCAAGGATAATGTTCGCCATGTACTCCGCGAATTATATAATCTCCTGCACAGACATGTATGAATCCTTCTAACGTTCGAATCGAAACGGCACGATCAAGATGCACACACTCAAGATCGGATTTAAGAAAATCCTGTAGTTCTTCATAGTTTTCACCCGTCCACCGAATGAATTCAATTTCTACCGGTTTCTTACGCGCTCTCACTCATTATCCCCCTACTTGTACTTCTTGATTTCTTTTTCTGTTAGAGCACCTTTTAATGCCGATGCCTGGCCTTTGCGTTGTCGCTTGATCGCAGCTACAGGTGCTTTGTTCTTGGCTTTTTCATACTTCGGCTCTTTATATCCCGGATACTTGGCGTTTGCCCATCGGCCAAACGGCAAAATATTCTTTGGGTCCGTACCTTGAGCCTGCTCAAAACGGTAATATCGCATATATTCATTTTTGATCTCATCAGCACTTTTGCTCGCCATGCTATCTCCTAACTCAGCCAGTTCATTCCACCGAACCCCGCTGCCGATTGAGCTATTGCAGCTGGTTCCTGTTGCGTTTGGTTCACGTCTTGTTGCGGGGTCATAATGTTGGCTCGACTCGGAGACCCCTGATTCTGAATCACACCCGCCAACTGCCCCTTACCCTGGTCTTGCGGACCCATCATCATCATCCACTGCATCCGTTTCTCGAAGGTCGGGTCTTGAAATACTTCTTGTAATGAATCTTCAATGCCCATTTCCTCCGCTATCTGCATTAGAATTCGTGGCACATTCATCGGTATGCCCATCTGAGCCGACACCATTGCAGACTGCGTAACGGATGGAATGACATTGGTGCAAAATTCCATCAGTCGCTTGGCCCGCACATTCGGTTCCAGTACAGTCATCGACCGCTTGACGATCTCGAAATTATAGTCCAGCCAATCGCCTCTTCGCTGTTCCGGGGTCAACCACACTTGTACCTCTTGTCCACCTGTAATGCGCTTCAACAAAGGTATGCCTGGCTGCCCCATGTTAAACATCAAAGGATCGGTATGCAAAAACCACGCCTGCTTGCCGCTGATCTCCGCATGAGCATCGGCAATCATGTCTCGCATGTCTTGAATACGCACTGTCGCATTCGCCTGTAGCCCTTGGAACTCGGTCGCCGTATCTGCTTGGCTGGTGGCAATGCCCATGAGTTGATCCGGATTTCCAGCCATATAATTGAACCAACTACGTAATTGATCAATCATGCGCTCATTGTCCGGATTCTGCCCGCCAAATGACGCAACATTGATGTTCTTGGGATCGGGGCAAGCAATACATTCCCCATCAGCCGCCGTTCGTATGGCCTCAGCCACGTCGGATAACTCAGGCGGGTACAACAACACATCTTTCTGCCGCTCAGCCTGATTCATAAACTTCTTGAAAATCTCGTTCGCCATATCGTTCAAGTCACGCCACACGCCAACCGGGGCGATAGGGAGCGGATTGTCGGGCACTGGCTGAGTCAACGAACAAATCGTATATGGTCCCTCATCCGGACCCACATACTCTTGAATATGTACGAAATCTTCAAACGTCTGCTGATAGGGATCGGGGATATAAACTACAGCCCCAGCTTCTGGAACGCACACTTCTATTACATATACATAGTCCTGAAGATCATACATCCGGTCTGCTTTAGCCGCCTCTTGTGTCAATGATTTGGCCCACTGTTTTTCATGTGGATGTTCAGACGCAGACGGCAATTTCTCTACAGATTTTTTGCTCCACCCATAGTCAAGCAACATCTGTCTCGGTACTCGAATCCGATGACCCATAAACGCTGATTTGTCAAAAGCAGTAGTAGTGGGGTCAAAAGTAAAATCATCCAGACTAACCAAATCGGTATAGATAGAGCCGAGTGGTATGTCCTCATCCTCTCCCGTTTGTAGGAGCATACCATCGGCGGCTATCGAAGTTTTCCAGACTGCAAACCCAAAACACATGTCCACAAGACCAGCTCGTAGAACTTTGCGCAGCTTCATCTGCTTCTGCAACTTGTTCAGTCCAAGACCCAACAATTCTGCGTAGTCCTTATGAGCCAAGAAATCGGTCACAACCTTATTCATGCCTTCCTTTTGGACGAGGTTGGGGACCAAAGCATGTATGGCGAGGAACACTAAATTGATCGGGGCCTCACCAGTAATGCCGTGGGTTTTGCTCATATATGTGCCGACATAATCTTTGATGAAACGCGCTCGCGCCTTGCGGTACGAACCCATGCGTTCAAAACCTTCCTTAACGGCGGCACTAAGGGTTTTCGCTGTCAATTCTGTTGTCATTTATCTCTCAACGAAAATCGTATTTTTTTCGCCAACCTTTTGTTCGTTGTTTCTTCCGCTTCCAATCCTCATATCTCGCCCCCCAGCTATTCCAGGGCGCTTTCACCCCGACTTTCTTTGGCCTCGCTACATCTCTGTCATCTACCGTAAGAGCATCGGCAATCACAATGTCACCGTGGAGAAGCATCTCGGCTGCCTTTTTATCCTGCAATTCAGCCGGTCCTACCCCGCCACCTGGATAATAAATATAGTATTTCGCCTGTTCCAGACCACGTTTATCGTGATTGATGATCCGTCCTTGATACAACGCTCGCTCATACGCCCGCAACAATAGTTCTTTACTATCGCGGCTCGAATGCCAACCATATTTATCCGTTTTCTTCTCGCCTACGATCCCTTCTTGTTCAGACTTATAATAATAAGGATATTTCAGCTCCTTAACCAGTCGCTTACCCAAGTCCAATCCAGGACCATTCTTCTCCCACTTCAAAAACGGCAATTTCTGACCGTTTGACCCTCCGCACCAAACGGCCAGAGCGATGATTATCTTAGCAAACTGATCCGGCCTCGTTGTCCGCGATTTCCACTTCGCTATGATTTCGCCGGTCTGCTTGCATTTGATCGACACGACCGATTCAGAAGCTCCTCGACCTGTTGAAGTGTCAATTCCGAAAATGTAGGTGTTGACCTGATCCGGTCGTCCATCAATGAGATCAACCCAGACTTCGAGATTGCCATTCGACGCCTTACGGATGCTAAAGAAGCTCTGGTCCCGTCGTTTGATGACGTTGGGTATATCAGCATCGGCAATCTTGTCTTTCACCTTGATATTGAATCGTGCACCTGGCTCTTTTGAGTACAGAGCTATGTACTTATCCAACTCACTCGTATCGAAGAATGTGTCACCAGCCTCTAAATCTTCTGCGTAACATTCCTGAGCGATCTCTTTAGGCGTCCGTCGCTTCTTCTGATTCTCAAGCCAGGGCGAGCTGATCTGATATTTTTTCGTATCTTGTTCTTGAATCACAAATCGGCCAGAACCCTTTTCCGGATGCTCCCAGAACATCAACGGAACCACCGTGATCTGGCCGCTGTTCTTCCACCGGCTATACTCTGTACCAGCGCCCGCAGGCGTTGAATTTACAATCCGGCACGGCGTCACATCAGCCGTAGCCGTTCGAATTTCTTCGCCATTATCAACCTTGGCGAACTCATCCAGCAAAAGCAACTGACACCGACCACCGGACATAGCGTGCTTAGCCGTCGTTTCACCGGCTATCGTCGCACCGTTCAGTTCGTTATGAATGCGCAATTTTGTTCGATTCTTCGTGCCCCGTTCTGTCACACCAGGGGGCCGCATCCATGAAGGCAACCAAGTATTGAGATAATCATGCTTCCAAAACAGACTATCTGATGTCGGCCCATCGACATAAAATTCCTTACGCGACATCTCGCGTATCTGACAATCGGGCCGAAATAACCATTTATGATGACAAAATAATGCACACAGCCAAGATGCCCCCATATCTCGACTTTTTGCAACCAGAATATCCTCACCGTTTTCAAAAGCGTACTCGAATGCTTCCCACGCCTCATCCTGACATTCCCAAGGAATAAACGGCTGATGAGTTTGTTGAGCCGGTCTTTGCTTGCCGGTTTCTGGATCGGTCTCAAACTGCCAGTACGTCCAGGCGAACAGATTCAACCAAAAGAGGCTGCTATCCCGACTCGCGGCCAAGAGGTCGGCACGAAGAATAGGGTCTTTGTCCGCTGCTCGCAGCGTCCTCTCGCGCCATTGCAGATTCTCGTCTTTTCGTTTCGGGACTTTGAGACCTGTTTTTGGGCACGTCCAGAACCGACGACTGGAAGGAAAAGGTTCCGCGAGTTTAGGGTGCTGTGTAAGTCCCTTTCCGATCACTCGTTCTCATCTCCTTCAGCCAGCGCATTCAACCTGTCTCGATTAATATCACTTATCCGATCCACAACCGCCGTATCATTGCTCGCTTCCTCTCCCCCCGCTTTTCCTTCAACCCGTTCCAGGAGCAGCTTCATCCAGCTTAATGAAACTTCAGTCTCGATGTATTTCTTCTCGTCCCAATCCCACTCACGTCCAAGAGCCTTTTCCCAAATCTTCCGGGCTACTGCTTCAGCCTTCGTCACCAGCTCACGTTTGCCGGTAATCGGATGGCGAATGGTCTCCGTAGTTTCCGAACCGATGGCCCGAAGGAATTCACTCATCATCCTGCCAGCCCTGGACTTCTGACCAAGCTGTCGGACATCTGGTTTGTCTGCGCTTTTCTTTTTCTTCGCCATTATGTAATCTCCCGCACTATCATTCCTTTAGGTATCCACTGCACTCCAATAACCTCGCCACTGCTGATAGTGTGGGCCACGATAATCATACATTCCGTCATTCCGACAAAGTAACCGCGCGTCTTGCACAGACATTCTGGCGGTGTTTTGTCCAATTCTGATGATGATTTCCAACCAGACTCAGATATTGCATCCACCCATTCAAGATCAATCGGGTCTCCCCACTTCTTTTTTATCGCTTTCACTTCCTTGCTCCCTTGAATGGGCTTTTATGAGTAAAATGCTTCAACTTTCCCGCCGACATGCTTTTATACATAGATCGTGCCGCACCCTGTAACTTAGACACCGGTATCTTACCCTTCTTCGCTGCCAGAGCCATGCGTGCAGCAGTCGCCTGATCTTGCGTTTTCGCGGGCACGAATCTTATCCTCCAACTCCTCAATCATTCGCTTTCGTTCATCGGCAGAATACTTCTTGGGCCGCTTACCGATGAGCTTCAACGCCCGGTATCGGCCCGGAAACGCTTCGTGGAACCATTCAGCAAAAGCTAATGGGTCTTTATGGAGACGTTCAAGATGACAACGAAGGCATAGTGTAATGACATTGTTGCTATTCCACCGATATATATGTCCTTCACGTTTTGGAATTATATGCGCTGCATGAAGATTGTTATGTGATCCACACCATAGACAAGTATATTTGTCACGTTTCTTGACCCATTTAGCCAATAACAAGTCAATTCGTTCGCCTAATTTTGTTAGTTCGCCTTTTTTTCTTCTTTTCGCCATTTATTCTATGTGCTCAAAAATTAACGGCAACAAATGTCCATTTAGTTCAACGTGTCCAACAAAATTATTGCATGAATAGCAGAGTAAACCACGTACGCGCTCTGTTTCGTGGTCATGGTCTATGCATAACTTTTCGTGTGAGATTTTCTTGCCACAAATCTTACACTTGCCTTCTTGGTCATCATACATTTCTTGATATTCATTATCTGTAATACCATATCTGCACTTCAATCGAGACCTGCGTTCTATTTTTCTGTGCCGTTCTGGATTTTTTTCCGCCCATTCTTTGTTATATCTTTTCCATTTGTCCTTATTTCGTGCCCAATACTCCTTCATATAGGCCGATTTACACTCTTTACAATGTGCTTGAAGGCCAACAACCTTGTGATCCTTATATTTGTTTGGAAAATATTCTGCTGTTGATGGCTTTTCCTTGCCACATTTTGTACAGCACTTAGTCAATTCCCCCTTTTTTCGTCGCGCCATTACGGAGTGTCATATGTATTATTCGACTGATGAATCCGTCTCAATTTACCAGACCCGCCGTTCGCGAGGCTCTGATAGTGCAACGAAGTCGTTCCTACCGGCACTTGAATGATGATGGTCTGATACGGCGGACAAATCCAAATCTGATTCGCCTCAGCCGTCGCATCAGCCAGTCCAAAAACGAATGTGTCATCCATCTCCGTCCCCTGATCCGCGATATTCGGCAGACAGGTAAACGCATACGTCGCACCGCCCACAACTGTCTGAGTATGATCCCCACCCGTCGCCGCATCTGTCAACGTGACCCCACTCGCAGCCACAGGTGCGCACGCATGAACATGTGGAGGCACACGACGGCCTACATTATCGCTCAAAAACATGTCACCCATTTACTTTCTCCCGTGCTATTTGTTTCGTTTCAATCGCCCGTTTTTGCCCTCTAAAAAGGAACTGGCCAACTTCACCACTCCCCTCTACTATACCGGCTCAATACAACCCAAAACGGCCCCTAAGTCGCCTTCTGAAACATTTTTCCTCCAAAAAATCGCAAAAACTACTACGGGTCATAGTAGTAAGTCCGGTTATAACGATTGTGCGGGTCATACTATGGAGGAAAAAATGGTATGGATTGGGGGGGCTATATATGGGGACCCGCTCATCACGCCCTCACACGCAGGGTGCTACCCCCGGTCATCGGCCAGACCGATCACACAGTCCAATAAAACCGGCCAGCAGGCTTCATGCGAGGCTATTGGTTGGCCACCTACCACACGACTACGGCGGATTATGTTGCATAATCTGTCATTTTGTGCTTGCGTCAGCAACAAACATGTAGTAGACTATGCGTATGGAGTTCTCTTTGCTCATCTTTGTTTGGTACTGTATAGTGCGGAGACTGTAGTATGGGTCTAATGGCCGGTATATGTCTCTGGGTTCTGCCTTGGTTGTTCATTATCCGGGCAATTCGTAAACCTTAGTGGAGGAACACGCAATGAACAGTGCATATGAATCTGTAAAGCCAGACACACTAAACCCGCTATTGTGGGTGCAGAACGTGCTTCTCGATCTCGCAAACGAAGAAAGAATCACTGACGCCGAGTATGTCAACGGGTTTGAATCATGCGCCGAATGGCAATACGAACGCAGGCCGCTATAGCCCCCACAATCCTTTTCATACGGGCAATTCGTAAACCTTAGTGGAGGAACGTACAATGAAACGCACAGTAAAACGCACACGCAAGGACACACGCAAGGACACACACACTGACCGATTCGCCTATGAGCGTTCCCAGGCACGTGTCTACGGCAGAGTCAACGGCAGCAATCACTAACCCCCCACAATCCTCCCCACAACAGGCCGGTCTATCCGGCCTTTCTTTTGCGCCCACCACACTACGGTCTACCTTGCCCCAGATCGCCCCAGATTCGTCCGTGTTGGCCGATCTACTATCGGTGAATGACAACAGCCACCCCTACGAGAAAGCCAGTCAGATCGAAGCACACGAATTGTTATGACAAGCGCATACGAATTGGGTGAATCGTATGCGCCATCTACGGTTTTTACCGTAGTTCAAGCCGACCTTTTCTCAAGTGTAAGGTAGTGTCGGCGAGTGTCATACCTGCGCGCAAAGCCAATGCCTTGTCATTACTACACTTACAAGCTAACTGCTATCTTGCGCGCTGTTTTACAAAAAGACTTTAACGACAATGAGAAGTAGTACGCACACGCGCACACGCACGCACGCACACGTGTATAAAAAGAGTTTTGCAAAACTAGCGTGCACGATAGCATTTGCCGCGCAAACCCTTGCCACATAAGGGATTGTCTTTGCGCGCGGTATGACAGTCACGCGCACTTACTGCGTGACATTAACTACAAACGTGTTGTAAACCGTTGTCACATAAGGGATTGCTTTTGCGCGCGAGAGTGACATGCTATATCTATTATTTTTCAGTAGGAATTACAGGTAATTGAAAAACCTGGGAAATGGCATGCGCGCAAACCCTTGCTACACAAGGACTTATGGAAAAATAGCACGCGAAATGCACTTTGCGCTTGCGTATGCGCGGAGCGTGTGTTATACTTTACGTGTCGATCAAGGAAGCCGACAAGCCCAAATCGGCAGGAAGCCAAAAGCAAACGGGGCACAAAAGCAAACGGGGACGAACGTCAAATCTATCGGCGCAATCCCCACACAATTAGACGGGTGTTAGGCATGCGGGCTGTATAGTCCCGCTAACATCCTGGAAACGGGGGTGATGTATGGCTACTCATAGCCAACGTCGCAACCGGGCAGCACGGACAGTGGATTGCCACGACCGGTCCGCGCATCGAGAGGCTGC